ACTGTTTAGCGATATAAGCCATAACATCATCTGCCTCGACATTGTCAACTGAAACGATATTTACGGGCAGTCTTTCCAAATATTCAGCACATCGTGATAATTGCATCAACATAGAATGCCGTTCATCCTCTATGTTTTCAAACTCATTTACACGATTGAGTCTAATTTTGGTTGTTCGTTTTGCCTTATATTCAGGATAAAGTTTACGGCGGCGGTTAGACCCACCCTTACCATCAAAGACGATGATAGTGCGAGTAGGTGCTAACATCTTTATTGCGTAACCAACCGATTTAAGAAAACCAACTATTCCACCAACATGAATACCATCATCATTGGTAGTTGGTATAACACTAAATACTCTAATAAAGGTATTCAGGCCATCTATTATCAGTACTTTCTCATTGGGATTATTGGAGTAAGAATCGCCGCCGTTTTTCTTTATTTCATTTAGTATCGATATGTATCGACCATTACTCATCGCCAACCACTTCATCTGTATATTCAACATCATCAATACCTAACTCTTCAGTTTGATATTTTAAGATTGATGCATCACATATTTTTTCATACAAGTAATCTTCGAGTTCAGGTCTTTCATCCAATACTTTTTTGAAGTCTTTAGATTGGAACTTAATGTCCTCACCTTCAAACTTAATAGTGTACCACGCTCCAGCTACTTTGACCAACTTGTGGTCTTTCATAACTTGTAACCAACTTCCCTTATCATCAATACCACTATCGAAATATAAATTGAAGTCAGCATGTCTTAGAGGTGGCCCTAATCTATTTTTGATTATTTGAGCTCGAGCTTTCATACCTAAAGTATTTTTCTTCGTGTCCTTTATCTGTCCCATATTCTTTAATCGAATACGAGTTGAAGAATGAAATGGTAGTGCTTTACCACCACTTGTTGTCCACGGATCTCCAAACATAACTCCGAGTTTTTGTCTGAGTTGATTTGTAAATACCAAGGCTACTCTTTCTCTACCAACCATTTGAGTAATCTTTCTCATGGCCTTTGAGATAACAATAGCTTTTGCTGTTGCCCATCCATCTTTGTCAAAGTCTGCTTCCATCTCCACCTTAGTAGAGGCTGCTGCTAAACTATCAACCAAGATAGTCACTAATCTATCCCTATCACTTTCACGAATCTTTGTGATGATATTTTCAATACATTCAAAAATATCCTCTACGGTTTCAACATGAAGATAAAGTAGGTTTTGGACATCGATACCAATTGTTTCTAACCACTCACGACTAACTGATGTCTCAGTATCTATGTAGACGGCAAGTCCACCTTTCTTCTGAGTTTCAGCTAGGATGTGAGTTCCTATCAAAGACTTACCACTACTTTCCAATCCGTTGATTTCGGTTATACGACCAACGGCTATACCACCATTCGGTCTATTGGAAATAGCTAAGTCTAAGATAGATGAACCAGTTGATATAAACTCCTTGATGTCGGTAGGAGTGGAATCACTTCCATCTAAAAAGTAAGCTACACGATTGTTCTTGAAGTTCTTATTAAGATTATCAGCAAGAGCCTGTGCCAGCTCGTCTTTGACTGCTAGGGACATTGAGTTCTCCTATCTATTAAGAGTTAAAAAGGTCATCAAAAGCATCACTTACATTTTCAGTTGTACTAACTGCTGTTTTAAGTGTTGATGCTGGTACTGATTCTTCTTTAGTTTCTTCTGAACTCTCTTCTTCGTTTTCAGGATTTAACCAAGTGTTAAGTGCCTCACTTAGTTCATCGTAAGATAACTCTTGATAAACTTCGGTGATGTCTTTTTGGTTCTCCAAGATATTCTCAAGTTGAGCTTTATCTTCTGTGATAGGTGTTTGATTTGGTTTAACACGGATGTTAGTTTTTGGGAATGACGCTCCAGTCTCCTCTGCGGTTAGGAACTCAACTCCAACATCACGACCATTCAATGGGTCAGCGATATCACCATAATCAGGATCTGCTATAATAGAGAGTAGTTCTTGATAAACAGTTTTACCAAAACCCCAAAACTTAACCTTGTGCTTCTTCTCCACGAACCACTACTGGTGCGAATGTTCTGAGTTTTGCTTCTAACTTCTTACCAAGTCTCCAATCCTCACGATTACCACTTGACTTTAACTTGTCAGCAAACTCTTCGATTGGGTCAGGTCTTCCAAATGAAGTTGGTGAAAGATAAGACTTTCCACCTAAGTCATAATGAAAAAACAGCTCAATAAACGGAGTGTCTTTTTGTAGTTTGTAAGGTACTATTCTGATTTGAGTTTTACCCGGTTGGGGTTTCCACAGGTTTGTGGTACGAGTATTAGTTGTTTGTAACTGAGCTAATCTCTTTCGTACTGCGTTAATATCCATTCGATATTCTCCTTATGTTTTATGTTTAATTTGTTAATTATTAATTGTCA